CTTTATAGTCAACCTTCTTTTGAAGTTCTTGATTGTTTTGGTCGCTGTCAGTTAGTTTGTTTATGACCTTACCTATCCTATCTAATTCGTTGATCGTTAGCTTGGCAACAACATCGGCCTCTATATTACAAAGAATCGAAATCGTTTGCGACATCCATTCAGTTTGTGATTGTTCAAGGTCGATATTAGAGAGGTCGCGATATTGCTTGACTGTAACATCAGCCATTGAATCGGGTACGATTATTTCCATTATGATATAAAGTATTTGCCTGAATAGGGTGTTCCAATACGATTGATACAAACGTACCTTACCGCATCGACTATGTGGTTATTATTATCGATAGGTTTCGAAAGCTGAACGCCGTCTTTATTTGTTTCCCATCGGTAGTTTCTAAATTCCTTTTGTGCGTTTAACGAGTCTTTAAGTATATATAACTTATGGCGTTTCATTATGTCGATACCCAAGCGAATACTGTCAGGACCTTTCTTGGATTTTTTGACGTTATGCCCTAACCGATGAAGTTCTTCAATCGACTTAGGTTCAGCACTATCGCAAATGATTGGTGTCCTATTAAGTTCAAGCTTATCAAGTTCCATACTTATATCCCTATTGGTTAGACCTGTTGAATAAAGATGTTCCTTAATATACAAAGAATAATCCTCACGCCAAACTGAAACGATTGCGGTTGGATCATTAGTGAACCCCCAGTCACACCCATACGCCACAAGCTTTGCACGTTCGGGTATTTCATCAGCGACTTGCCATTGTGGAAATACTGCGGCGGTATTAACACCACGTTCGCCAAGTCCATAAATACGCCAATAGTTTTCGTCCGTTTCTTTGAAGCGTTCTATTTCGTCGATAACGCTTTGTTCAAGAAATGGATTGTCAAGGTATGTGGTTTGAAAGAAGTCTGCGTCTTCGCGTGGTAGAACGTGTTCGTAGATCCAATGGTATTGGTCGCTTGGATTGTAGTCTAAAATTGTCTTATCGGTTGTTCTAAGTATCAACTGTCTAAAGTCTTCAAGTGATATTTCGTTGGCTTCGTTTATATAGAGCATCGTCCTTTTACGTCCACGCAATTTTTGTGGCATATCGCAAGAAATGAATTCGATTAAATTGCCAAACAAGGTGTATGTCGCTTGTGACTTGTTGTGGTTTTCTTCGTAGTAGTTACCACCATCAGTAAGTATTTGAAAAAAATCCCGCATTACACTCGATCGCAATGCCGGGAATGTCTTCCTTACTATCGTGATAACAATACCCGCACCCTTGTTCTTGAAGCACAGTTCAATTAACGCCTGGCATATCGAGAATGTCTTTCCGCTACGAGTTCCCCCTTGATGTACTTGGATCTTTGCCTTAGACTTTTTAACGTGATAATATGTCGATGGTTGCTTCACTTAATCACTTCAATAAATTCTTCAACACAAGTAACCCCAATCCACTTGCCGTCCATTTGATACTTCTTAGCTTTTGGATAATACGTTATACCATTCACCTTGAACACGCCTGATGTTGGTTCGTAGAATTTAACCCCGTGTTCGTTAAATAACTTTCGAAGCTTTTTCCTTTTCTTTGCGTCTTTGCGTTTTTTAGTTTTCGTCATCAAACCATTTGAACGGCTTCGGTTCGTTCACTTCTATTTGTTGCTTTTCTACATACCCTCGGTGTTTGCCTTTGGTCTTCAAATAGAAGATTGTGCTACTCGGTATCTTGTTTTTGATTTGTTGGTGTAGTGAACTTTCAGCAAAGTCAATCGCGCTTTCTTGTATGTCCTTAACCGCATCAGCGTAGTCTTCGTCTTCTTCAAGCCAACGATAGTGTGTTCGCCTTCCAATGTTACACGCTTTCGATGCGGTGGTTACAACACCGAGTGATCGTTCAAGTGCTTCAAGAAAGTCTTTTTTATTATGTGCCATTTGTGTTATTTGAATTGCGTCCTTAAAGCGTCCAAGACTATCCCCCCAATGTAGGTGTCTGAATTCTTTAGTGCGTTGATTAGTTCGTTAGCGGTATCGTAATCGTCCATTATGAAATCAATCTTTATGCCTTTAAGAAACGTGTCTTCTACTTCTTCCTTTTCTTCTTGCCATAAGTCAAGCCCCCAATTATCTAGATCAGTACCTTCCCATTCGTTAGCCAACATATCGTAATCCCAATCGCCAAAGTTTAGATTGTCTTTAATCATAAACTCATCACGTTGTCCTTGTGTCCAATCGGTAACATCAATGGCTGTGACTTCGCGGAATCCTAAATCCTTCATTGCGAGTAGTCGCATATTCCCACCTACCACAATACCATCGGCCACGACAATAGGTCGCACTTCTAGCATTTCGGGAAAGTTCTCAATCGATGACTTCAGCTTCTTGAATTTCGTCTTGTTTAGAATCCTTGGGTTCTTCGGATCGACTTGAATCTGACTGATCGGTATCTTCTTGCTTTGTATATTCATCTACTGATTTAATTACAGACTTTAGCAATCCAAAGAAATGTGGGTTTGCCACTGCTAAGTCTAATATAATGTTGAACGAATCGTTGTCCTTGTGGTCAACAAGTATGGTGTCGCGTAGTCTTGTTAAAACAAGATAGTCGTCGGATTCGTTGATGTGGCGTTTTGCTTTTCGTGCGGTCATTGTGTATTCTTAAATTGTAACCAAAGCGATTGCATTTGGTCATCGGTTTGTAGTAGTTCGTTAAATGTTCGGCGGTGATATATTGCAGAACTGTGATCCATCTTCAAAAGCTTTCCAATTTGTGGAAATGTCCACCTGTTATCATATAGGTAACTGCATACCACCTTGCGCATATCCGTCAAATGTCTGTGTCGCTTTGCGCTTTCAAGGTCTTTCCAGTGATAGCCCATTAGCTTAACCCTTTGCTTTGTTATGGCTAGAGCTTTCTTCTGCGTCATTTCTTGTTGCGCCTTTCCGTCTTTGTCGTTTAGATATCCCACGTTCAAATAGAAATTAGTCGTCATTAGTACATTGCGCTTCGTAAACCTTCAGAAGTTCAATATACATATTTTTGTTACACGATGTACACTTTGTCTTCTTTTGCTTCTTGCCAAATATGTCGTTATACATTTGATAAAAGAAATCGGAATCTTTGCCTTTAAGGGTTTGGTGTCCTAGGTAGGCCGGTTGAAGAACGTCTTTGAAAAAGGTATATTGTTCTTCCGTCATTGCTTGAATATCACGATAAGGGAACATCTTGTTCAATCGGTCTTTCCTTTTATCGCAACCACAATCGTCACCAAAAAATGCCTTCACGACTTTTTCAACTCCGGTTGCCTTAGTTACTTTTTGTATGGTGTCGCCCAAGCCCTTGCTTTTTGATTTCATTTTGTATGTAATTTCTGACATCGCGGATTGCTCGATACAAAGTGTTTCGACTGATGCCCGTTTCTTTAGCCATTGAATTTAAGGAATGCTTGTCGCCGTAGTAAATAGCAAAGCAATTCTTTTCAAACCAATCCACGTCTTCAAGTTTGTCTTCTATAAAGTTCAACAATACTTCGTTCCATTTCTTTTGATCCACGTCGTTTAGATTGTGTAAATGTTTAAGGTGTTCCGATGCTTGTCGGTGACGTTCCGTTGGCTTTCTATATTTGTAATGGTAGCGACTTGTTGAACTTCGGTAGTTGTTTATGCATAACCGAATTATCCAAAACCGCATCTGATTCTTTTCTACAATGACACGCATCTTATCGCGGTTCGCTTCCAGCACCATCACAATAACTTCGTGCGCTAAGTCTTCATAATCCGGGTGTCGTCCTTGCGTGATTACTTTAGCTATTTCTATTATCGCGCCATAGTTTTCCCTTATGTATTTTTGAACCACTTCCAAAGCTTACAAAAGTTTCTTCACTTCTTGTTGGTAGTGTTTTATTTTTTCCAACAACCAGTCGTTAGTAAGTCGCGCCGGTTGGTTGCTTAGATAAACAAGTTCGTCAGCTAAATCAGTTCCAAGATTGAGCGCAAATTGATATTGTTCTCCGCCCCTAAAGCCGTTGCATCTCTTACATTGGTTTTTTACATTGTCTTCGTGGTATCTAGTGGCGTACTTTCCGCGGGACTGGAAAT